GCTAGATCTAGTTGTTGCCGAGTTGCTAATTACGCCTTTTGCGTGACAATCTACAGTTCTATGATAATTCCATTCACGTTTAATTGCTCCAGTATCAGCGTCTTGGATTTCTGACTGTCTATAAACATCTAGTTTCATAGACAACACTGAGTCTATGAGGTCATTCATTAAATTATCTCAACCTTGCTAACCATTACATAGTCAGCAAGCAGTCTGTCAGCGTATGCATTACCAGTACCAGCATATGCTTCTGAAGTATATTCGAAGTCCCAGTCAAATGTAGAAATGTTCTTGATATACTTATTTCTCCATACCTGGTCTTTAGCAAAGTAGTCTTTCATTAGTTCTATCCCAGCCAACTCTACTTCGTCTGGAACCTTTTCCCAACCAAATTTACCTTGAACCTTGTATGGAACATTTGTTTGGAATACTCCATTTACATCATAAATTGAGGGAGGAACCATACCGTTTGCAACATATACAGTGTTGTCAACTATGCTAGAACGATCAATTCTAATCCCATATCCGCTTTCTGCAATTATAACATCATAGCTTAAGTTATTTATATTATTTAAATTATCTAGCAGAAGGCTATCATTTGCGTATAGTTCATGTAAAGTATTTAATTTAGCGGGAAGCGGAAGCACGTCTGAGCCATATCCATAAACTACATATAAGTCATCATATAGATAGAAGTTTTGACCAGTATATTGCTCTATTTGTTTACGAGCATATCTTTCTGCACGTATTAGCTCTTTATAAGATTTATAGTTTGGATCTGATGAATCTACACTAAATCCAAGATCCTGTACATGATTAAAATCAACATATGGAGTAACAACATACACCTCATCGGATCTAGTTACATTTGTAGAGCCAATCGTATAATACCACTCTAGTCTTAGAGTCCTATTTCTATTTGTATACTGATATGGAACATAGGTTATATAGGTCCCAGGATTATTCTCATCCGCCACTGAAGTCAAAAGCTGAAGCGGAGTATTTGGATTAATGGCTGGATCTACTGCAGGGTCAATTGTTATATCATATAACTTTACTGTAGGTGCAGTATCTAAAACGGTTATCTCGCCATTCCAATAAACCTGATGAGTTATTGGTGACTGTGTATTAATTAATATCTCTGCCATTTAATAGGCTTAGATTAGTGGTAGAACTCCTGAACCTCTTTAGGGGTTGCTAATCTAAAACCTGCCTCCTTGTCAAAAATTGCTTGGGCCTGCTCTTTATTCATAGCAATATATGGATGCTCTTTCGTAAATGTAAACCCTTGAATGTCATAACGGAAATTATCTCTTTCCATTTTAACTAAAACTGTATCTTCTGGTTGTTCCTTCTTAGGATCAAACTTTGGAAGAACTTCTACTGACATGTCTTCTGCCTCTTCTACGTCTTTTACGGTCTTTTGATATACCGCCCAGGTAACTCCCTCTTCTGAGAGCGCTGCAATAATGTCTGTTTTATTTTTTAGGCCGTCGATTTCAACTCCGAAGTCTTCGGCTACCTTTTTTAGTTCAGATACTTTTAATGTCTCAAATGACATGTAAATCTCCTTATTCTCGTCAATCAATTATAGCATTAAGAAATTTAAATGAAAAGCCCCCCAAAAATTAATTTAGGGGGCTTTTTTGCAGATCTAAATCCTATAAATTAGGAAGCGACCTTAACGTTCTTAACAACTACCCATGCGTCTGCTTGCTCGATCTGAACGCCAACACGAGTATACATTGTGTACTCGATTGAGTCCTTACGTGGCCAGAAGAAACGGTAAACTGTGACGTCACGCTTGATACCAATAACTACGTTATTTGGGAATGTCAAGTGGATATCACCATGTGAACCTGTTGCGCCTGTGTAATCACCAGATTGTGTTTCTGGAAGAAGTGGAACTTCGACAATCGGAATACCGAATGCGAATGGAGCCACGTAACCAGCTGGGCCAGAAAGCGGCTGAACATCTCCACGGATAATGCTTGAAGCGATATCTTGTGGAATTGTCTGGTTAGTTCCAATGCTGTTTGCGTACAGGAAGTCCTGAATCAAATTGGAACCTGCAAGGAAGCGAAGGTCTGTACGACGTTGCTTGTACTTACGTGGAAGAGCCTTAAGAGCTGAGTTGAAAGCTGCACGAGATACTGTTGCACCTGCTGCATCTACAACATGGCCATAAGCCTTAGATTTTGCAACAACGCCCTGGAAAGCTGACATTAAGCCAGAACCAGAACCTGTTCCATTGAGGACTACGTCTTCAATGTCGTTACCTGCCTGTGTTGCCATCATGCGGGCA